GAATCCATACACTAGGTTACATTGAGGAAACACAATTTATAGAGCGAAGCGCAGCCATTGAGCAGCAAATCAGAGAAAAGAAACAACAGCTTTCACGAAATGATATGCCTAACACATCGGAAAAAATTCTACAAAAAACAAGACTCATCCAGAAGAAACTTTCCAGTACACCGCCGCTGGAATCATTTGACGAGTCTGCCTTTAAAGAGCTTGTGAAAAAAGTGCTGATCAGCAATACGGCAATCCAATTCGAACTCATCAACGGCATGAAGTTATCAGAAAGCCGTGCAGCCACATGAAAAGTCGAACCAGTACAAGATGCCCGTCTGCCCGGTGTTGACCGTGATGCTGCAATCCTGATGCGCCCACAGGGCGTTGTCAGAGTTGTACAGTTCCACGCGGGTCACGGTCAGCGGGGTGCTCTCGGCGCTGATGGTCAGCTGCGCCCGCACCGTGCCGTTGGGCAGCACCGCCACATCGGACAGGTCCGTTTTGATGTAGGTATTGCCGACACGGTACTTGGCATAAGCGACACGCCGCTTGATGTAGTTCCGCAGGTCGGTAAACCCTGCACTGTCAATCATGGGTCATACCTCCTAAAAAAGTGATCCCGGCTCCAGCCCGCATGGGGTAGCCTCAAAGCCCGCGCTCCCGCTGGCTGTGTCGGTCATAAGTACGCCGTCAAGGATAGACCCCTGCACTGCCGCAGCCGGGTGTGTACCCACCGTGGCATAGCCCGTCATTGGGCTTGTATAGGTCTGTCCATCTTCGACTGTGGCAACGGCCACATTTTCCCCGGCGATAACGCCCTGCACGGCAGGAGCCGGGAATGTGCCGGCAGTCGGCTGGCCTGTCAGCGGCATGGTGTACGCCTCGCCGCCGTGCTCGGTCTCCACCACTACAGGAAAATTGTAGATAGCTCCCTCCCTGGCCTGCACCGGATAGGTGCCGCACAGGCGGGCCGTGTACACGCACCATCCGCAGCCTGTGCGGATTTCAAAACAGTGTGTGCTGCGGAACATGATGCCGTCCAGATGGCTGCGCAGACTTTTGTACAGGTTTACCGCCCTCAAAAGGTCTGTGTTGTTCACCGGCACGGCGGGGGTCGATGCGTCCAGTACAATGCGGAATGTGTAGGGGTTGCCGCCCTCCACATAGTCGAACCATTCTTCCACGATGCTCTTGGGGTACACCGATTGAATTGCCGCCTCAACAGCGCCCTTGGTGCCAAGATGACGGTGGATATAGAAGCTGGATTTCAGCAGTGCCCGCTTCGTTTCCAGCGGGTAGTCATAGCCGTACCAGTCCACCTTGAAATCGTAGGCCAGAATGTCCAGCAGTGCTTCATCCAGTTCGTCAATGCGGGGATAGATGGCTGCTTTCTCAATCTCGCTCATGCGGTCCGAAAGTTCTTCGGCTACAACCTGTCCCAGCGCTATCATGCGACTGTCATTGCGCAGTACGGGCGGCAGCGCCCGCAGGAACTCCTCGGCGGTGGGGGTATTACTCATCTTCATACCCTCCGCTCGTCACGGTGCGGCCACGCAGCTTACCAACCTGCGGCACGGTATCCGTCAGGTCGGCCAGCGCCACACGCCCGCTGGCATCGGTAGCCACATTGCCGCTGCGCAGCTCTGTGTAGACAGGGCTGCGGATAACAACGCGCTTTACACCGTTCACCATCATACGGCGGGTCAGTTCGCTGGGGTTGATGTCCCGGCCCAGCTTGCCGGCCTGCCATTTCACATAGGCATCCACGGCGGCGTTGACCTCGCTCTGCACATCAGCGGCAGACGGGCCGCCGCGGTTCAGATAGTAGGTCGCGTCAATATCGTACTCCACCGTTTCGGGGTCTTCCACCAGTACATGGTCGGTCAGCGGGCGGGTTTCATCGGCGTTGCAGGCAGCCAGCACGGCATTCTTTACTTCCTGCCCGGCAATCGTGCCGTCTTCCATCAGAACATAGATGCGCACCTCGCCGGGGGTCGGGCTGTTGGGCAGCACATCGGAAATGTCATTGCTCACGGCTTTAGCCTTGGCAATGTAGCCGCCTTTCGGCCCGGCAGTGGAATAGTTGTCCTCACTCTGGCGCAGCTGCTCGTAGAACTCGTCATCGGTGGGGGCATCGCTGCCGCCGCCGCTCTCAGTCAGGTTGGTGCAGCTGGTGTAGTAGTCGAACACATCCACAATGGTGGCGATCTGGCCTGCAAGGTAGCCGTTTCCCGCTGTGCCAGCAGTCATGCACTCGGCTGTCACATCGCCGTGGGTCTGCCCGACTGCAATGTAGCGGTCCTCCACGGTAGCCCAGAACACATGCCATCCAGCATATTTTTAATAGCCATGTCGGCTGGAGAATAATTTTTCATACAGAAACTCCTTTATTGATGATTTCCAACGCTGCCTTGCATTGCTCAACAGTGAACATCCCGATATGGGTCTGTTCAATCGGCAGTTCCATTTGTTCAGACAACCACCGATAGGCTGCATTGCGCTTTTTGAATGGTCCGTCTTGCCACAGCGGGTCGAAACGGGCGTGTGTTGCCTTGCGCCAGCCTCGAAGTTCAGCATTGGCAAGGCTGCCTTTGGGGCGGTCTGTGCCGGAATGTACGCCTACATAGGCGTTGCATGGGCGGCACAGGTAAGCCATGCCGTAGCTATGACCGTAGTAGATAACAGAACTATCTACATATTTGGCAACGCGGCCACAGTAGGGGCAAATCACTTTTTGCATAAGGGTCACGCTCCTTTCAAATATCAATGCCCAACTCGCGGGCCTCTTGCCGGGCGCCATCTATAAGGTGGCTCATTTCTGAGCTGTTCATGGCGCTGGTACGTTTGTACAGAATGTAGCTGCAATAGCGGCTGCCGTCCTTTTCGTGGGTGGTGATAAGGCGGGTGTAGGGGTAATAGCTGTGCGGGTCGGTGCCCTCCGGCAAGTCCACCATGACGACCTGACCGGCCTTATCCAGACACGGCGTTCCGTACTCGACCACCAAATCGCTTTTGATTTCGTCAAACTCGCCCCAGACGGTGGAGGCTATGCGACTCACCAGCGCGTGAAAGTAGTTGTTGGACGCCAAGCTGCGCCGGGGTATCGCGCGGGTGATCTGCACCTCCAGCAGCGCCCCTTGCAGCTGGTCGAACTGTTCCCGGAAATCCCCGGCAATCTCAATGACGATGCGCTGTCGGCCACGGTAGCCGGGCTCCATGCGCACCAGCCGCGCCCTCATTTGGATTCCTCCTTGTGGCAGTGCAGCCAGACATAGGTTGAATCGGGGCGCATATTGCCATACACCCAGTCGATGGCATCCTGCTCACTCATGTGGTCGCGGAGGACGCGCTTCTCGTAGATGTACTCGCCGTTGACCTTTTTCTCGGCAATTTTGGCTTGGATTTCCTCGTCGCGGTAGTTGGCCTCGACCAGATACAGGTCATAGTACGGGGCTGTGATGCCGTTGAGGTTGCCCATGTCGGTGGCGTAGAAGACCTTGCTGCCATCGTTGAACCAGATATGCCAGCAGCAGTTCCGCACATTGTGCTTTGTCTCGCAGGCTTTGACGAAGCAGTACCCGGTGTCGTACCAGCGGTCAGGTGTCGTGATGGTGATCTGCCGCAGCGGCACGCCCGCGTTCTGCAGGTCAGGCCCAAGCCACGGGCAGGCAAAGAACCGAAGTGACGGGCGCTCGGCGGCCAGATGAGCCAGCGTCTTTGGCTGGAAGTGGTCGCTGTGGATGTGTGTCAGCAGCACCGCGTCCAGATCGCGGTAGACGCTTTCCAGACGGCGGAACGGAACGCCGCAGTCAATCAGGATGCGGCCATCCACCACCACGGCATTGCCCTTGCTGCCGGTGGAAATGATTTTGTACTCCATTACAGTGTGCTGATGTCAACAGCTTCGGGCTCGGCCTCTGCTGTCGGGGCGGGGGCTTCGGGCTCGGCGCTCGGCACTTCCTGCGCGTCTGCCGGGATACTGGCGCGGGCGGCCTCCACGGTCTCGGTCACGATCTGCCCGTCATCGGCCACGTTGACGGCATCGTCATGCTCCAGCGCAGTAGTCATTTCAATGGACATGATGCCCCAACGGCTGATGATGTGCCGCAGCAGGGTCTTTTTCGCCATGTCGTCAAAGTTCTTGTACCAGAACGAGGAGTAGCGCCACATATCCTTTTCGGGAACGCGGCCAGCCATCAAGTCCTCATAGCCTTGGCGGATGAACGCCTTGGAGAAAGTATCTGCGTGGGCCATCATCTTTTCCTTGGACCAGTAGACGACCTTGCGGAAACCGTTGAGGTACTCGAAGTAGGCCATGTAGCCGATGGTGGGCAGGGTCTCGCGCTCGTCATCGTCCTCGATGAACTGGAACTTGGCCTTGCCGGTTTCCGGGTCTTTGCCCATGTACTCGCCCTGCTTGATGACCATGACATCCAGATCCTTGTACTGGCCGCTGCGCAGCGCCAGCTGAATGTAGCCCTTGTAGCCCAGCACGAATGTGGCGGTGGTGGTTTCCGGGCGAACCATGTTGCCGCCGCGGTCATACTTGGCCTTCTGCTTGAACGGCACGAGGTAATACTGACCCAACTGCGGGGAAGGGCTGAGGTTGAGGCTTTCGCCCAGCAGCGCACCGGCAAGGATCGTGCCGGCATCGCATTCCTGCAAGGCGGGGTTGACGGCCACGGCGCTGGTGATCGCGGCGGTAAAGCGGCGGGCGCGGGCCGGGTCGCGCAGCGTACTGGCGATGAGGTTCTGATACATTTTGCTGTTGATGGCAACGCTGAATTTTTGCTTCTGCGGGGCGCTGTTAAGAGATTGTGTCATACTGCATACCTTCCTTTTCCATGAATGCTTTCAGTGCTTTCAGCTGCGGCAGCGTGCCTGTCACAGCAAACTTCGCAAGATATTTCTTCTCGGCGTGGGCGGCAGCAGGCGCGGGGGCGGCTGCCGAGGCCTGTGCGGGGCTTTCCGCCTGCGGGGGTGTAGCGACCTCGTGCGGCGGGGCGGGCTGCTCCACCGCCCTCTTGGCGGCCTCAGCCTCAATGGCTGCCTTGGCCTTGGCTTCGGCCTCCTGCTGAGCCTGCTGGCGGGCGCGGCGTTCTTCGGCAGCGCGGCGCTGGACTTCCAGCTGCTTGTGACGTTGCTGCACGATCTGGCAGGCAGAACCAAGGTCGAGCGATTTCTGATATTCGACCATGATCTCGTCACGGTCTGGGTTTTCCTCCAGCGCGGCGCAGTCACGGACAATCTTGGTGACGCTCTGGGTGATGGCGGCCTTCATGGCCTTGGGTGTGCAGGTCAGCGTGACCTTGAGATTCATCTGTTCAAACTTCAGCCAATCCAGCCCGAAGCCGCTGGTTAGTTCGTTAAAGAAAGCCCGGACATCGTCCTCTTTCTGCTGCTTGATGCCGACCTCCACATCAGCAATTTTCTTGCCAAGCGCTTCATCGGCGGCTTTGTAGGGGTTCGAGACGCACTCTTTGTAGACAGCTTCAAACTGTTCGTAGGGGGTCATAATGGCCTTTTTGACGGCCATGCGCTGGGCCTCGTAACCCTCCAACTCTTTGCGGACTTCGGTGCGGATCTTCTTGACATCGGTGCGGGTTTCCTCGGTCACGGCCAGAGCCATGACGGCGCTGGTCCGCTGTTCGATTTTGGCTTTGACGTCCCGCAGCCGCTCCTCGATGATGGGCAGCTGCTTTAAGTTGATGACTTGCAGTTGTTCGGAATTTCCGTCCATGTGGTATACTCCTTTCTTTGTGTGCGGGATTTAGAAAAGCTCCCGCGTAATGGTGATTTTCTCGCGTGTCTTAGCGCCGAAGTTGCCGCCATCCAGCATCCCGGTTTTGCGGAATGCCTCCTCGGTGTAGATGTCCGGGCAGGCCGTTATGCCGTTGACGGGGCGGTGGAAAGCGGAAAACGCCTGCATGGCGGTGGCTCTGGATGGAGCTTCAACCTCCGTCCAGCCGCCCTTGTAGGCCATGCCGCTGCTGCTGTAGGTGAAATAGAACTTCATCAAAACACTCCTTGTCAGTCGCAAAACGGTTCGCAGACTTTGAACTCGAAACCGCCATCAATCTCTCTGATGGCGTAGTAACCAGCAAAGTAATAGCCGGGATCGCTGAAATGGGGCGCTCCATAGGCGATGTTTGCTCTCCATTCTGCGTGAATCGGAAGAACCTTTCCGTAATAGAGCTTTTCAAAGCACCATTTGACGACTTCATCCTGCGGCAGATTCGTCTGGACATTCCAGATGCGGAAAAAATCGCCATACGGCTTATATTGTCCGCAGTGGGTTTGTTTTGCTTCAATCATTTTGTACCTCTCATTCTCCGAAGCATTCGGTGACTTCCCACGCATTGCGGGTCGTCATGCACTGGTCGCAGCCAACGATCTCGTTATCAGCGCTGATGTAGATGGTCTCGCAGGTCTGGTCGCAGATCGGGCAGACCGGGTAGGTTGGGTCTTTGCCGTCACGGTATCCCGTGTTCCGCAGGTTGCGGATGTGGGCGGCATCGGGCAGATCACTCACGGCGGCCACGCTCCTTATCGTCCAGCTTGAACCAGATTCCAAGGCAGGTATTTACGCCCAGCAGACAGCTGATGAACAGGATCACGCCGTTCAGCAGAGGCATATCGCCATCGGCCACAGAAACCACGGCCATCAGCACCACCAGCATCAGCGCAAGGCAGACAAGCTGCATTGCCTTTTTCAGCAAGCGAATCATGCTTCACCCTCCCATCTGCACCGGCCCGGCAGCGTTGCCATGATGACATCTCCCAGAACATGGGCAATGTCATCGGGCAGGCCCAGTTCCGGGCCGTAGGCGCTGGTCAGAACTACAGTGCCGAAAATCTTTGTGCAGGCCAGAAAGCTGGCAACCTCGTTGACAACGGGCCTCGGCCATTGCAGGCGGGCATCCTCGTCCACCATCAGCAGGTAGTGGCCCTCGATGTTGCGGACGGGAACAGTCTCCACATAGCCGCCGACAACTTTCTGCACATCCTCCAGCGCCGGTGCGGTAAAGGTCTGCACCCGCATATCGCCGTTGGTGGCAATTACAAGTCCTCGCATCATTTTCTATCCTCCTCTCAAATCAAACCGCGCTTGCGGAGTTCGGCCTTGCGGGCTTCCAGCTTTTCGCGGCCACCGGGCTGTTCAATGAACCAGTGGTAAAATTCCAGCGTTGCCGCCGCAAGGCGTTCAGCCTTTTCGTCTGATAAATTGGATGGGTGCTTTTGCTTTGTCTCTTGCGGGGGCATCTCTGTTCCTCCTTGTGTTTTGCGGCTATTTCCCGCTATCCTCTGACGCTTCATCCTCCGAGGGGATAACGAACGGTTTTTGCCCAGTGACCTGAAGCAGTGCTCTCGGATAATCCGGGTCGTAGTCGAAAAT